TAATACATAAGATATGGAAATAATAGAGCACATTACAGGGGCATGTGGGGAAGCGCATGTAAACATAAATCATATTGCAATAATATCATTAGTAATTTTAACTTATGGAATCAAAAGGATTAGGAGATACAGTAGAAAAATTTACTAAAGCTACTGGTATAAAAAAATTAGCAGATAAAATACCTGGAGGGTGTGGCTGCAAAAAAAGAAAAGAAACATTAAATAAATATTTCCCATATAAAAATAAATAAGATGGCATATAAACAAAAAGGCTGCAGTCCTATAACCGCAAAAATTAAAAGAACAACCCAAGGAGGTATGGTAACACAACCTATATTAAACATGGGTGCTCCTGTTAAAATGAAAATGTCCTCACCTGCTAAAGATAGATATGACGGGCAATCCATTAAAAAAGGAGAAGATGGGCTAGGCACAATAGGGGGAAATCAGAAAGCTAACAACGCCATGCAAGCTATCCCCTCGGATGATATTTCTATGACTCCTTATTCAGTAAAAAAAGAGTACGCTAATCTTGTTGAATTAAATCCAAAGGTTAAGAAAACCGGCGTGATACACGGACCAAAGGTTAGTTACGATATGGCTTATGAGAAAGCTAAGAAAACTAAAAGGTATGCGGGTATGTCAAAAGCTGATTATATAAAGGAAGCGAAAAGACAAACAAAATCTTTTACTGGAACAGGAAACTGGGATGCTAAGCCGAAAAAAAGGAAAAAGGTAGCAGCTGTTTCAACGATTAAGTCAACAGGTATTAAGCCTTTATCAGTAGAAACAAAATTGACAGGAAAAATAGATGCTGCTGTTATAAAGCCTAAAGGTAAAAAAGTAGAGCCTACTAAAAAGCAAACTAGAAAAACAAAGTCTATTGATAAAAAATTAGCTAAAGCTAAAACTGCTAGAGATGCTGGAAACATTAAAAAAGCAGAAAGAAAAGAAAGAGCTGCAGAAAGAAAAGCGGCTAGAGTAGCAAGAAGAGCAACTAAAGCTGCTAAGCCTTCAGTAGCTAAACAAACACAAAAGCAGAAAGCTTCTAAAAAGGCTAAAACTGCCTATACTAAAAAGCTTAACAAGAGCGCACGTAAACCCGGCTATGTAAAGCACCCAACTTACACTTTGAACGGTGAGCCGCTAGAATATAACCCTAAATATGATCCGAAAAATCTAATAACTGATCAATCACAAAAAAGGGATAAAGCGTCGTTAAAGGACAATAAATAAAAATGAAAAAAATATGGGAATGGCTATCAGGTAGCGTTATCAAAGAGGTTGGTAACGTTATCGATAAGCTTACAACAACCAAGGAGGAAAAACTTGAGGCGCATAGGCTTATAACTGAAATATTAGAAAAAGCAGATAAAGAGGCTCAAGAACAAGTTACCGCAAGATGGGAATCAGATATGAAATCTGACTCTTTTCTTTCTAAAAATATTCGGCCAGCTGTTCTTATATATTTAACATTTATATTTACGGTATGTGCATTTTTCGATGGCAACATTGGGGAATTCGTAATAGCCGAGGAATATATACCAATATTTCAAACATTGTTAGTGACGGTTTATGGTGCTTATTTTGTTGGAAGATCTTGGGAAAAAGCGAAATCAATGCAATCTAAGTAGCATGTCAGAACTTAAGCCTAATTTTAAAATACAAAAAACCACTATAATGCAGCTTCCTGATGATAGATGGAGTTTGCAAGTGGGTTGCCCCGCTTATAGATTTATAGTCGATACACCTCAGGAAATGGTAATACAATATGCAAAATGCTTGTCTGATCCGGAGAATTGGTTCAAAGAAAACAAAGCGGCTATGGGTAATAAAGTATTAAAAGATGTTGATTTAGACGTAATTATTAATTATCTAAAGCAAAAATAAAAAAAATAACAATTAAATTTAATTAAATGAGTAAATTAGAAAAAAAAGAGCTGGACGAATTGCAAGCCGGCATACACAAGATTAATAATCTTCAATTGCAAATAGGGGGTATAGAAGCACAGAAGCACGAGTTATTACACGCTATAACCGAGGCGTCTAAAGAGTTCCAATCTAAGCAGTCTGAGTTACAAGACAAATACGGTAAAGTAGACATAGATATATCTACAGGCGAAATAAAAGAGAAAGATGAGTCTATTAAGGAAGATTAGCATAGGTAAAGACTATAAGAATGATGCGATGCACTACGCAGTAGGTCAAGAGGTTTACGGCGGGCATACTATAGTTAATATTATAGAAGAGAAAGATAAGTACTCTATTTATATACAGAAAGGGGACGACGTGTTACCTTGGAAAGATTTCAATAAAAACATGGCAATAGCTATTGAATATAATATAGATTATTAAATGAAAGCTATTTTTGAGTTTATTGTAAAACCTAAAAACAGCAGGACCAATAATGAAAAAGTAATTGGTGATTCAAAACTTATATTAAATACAGAATTGCAAAATCACAATTATGTAAGTAGAGAAGGTATAGTGATAGCAATACCACTAGGAATTGAAACAAGCATAAAAATAGGTGATGAGGTTATTGTACACCATAATGTTTTTAGAAGGTATAGAGATATACGAGGAAATGAAAAGAATAGCAAAAGCTATTTCGAAAATGACACTTTTTTTGTAAGCGCTGATCAAGTATATGCTTATAAAAGAAAAAATAAATGGGAAGCTTGTAAAGGTTATAATTTTGTAAAACCCATTCATGAAGATAAAATGTTTTCTATTAATTTTGAAAAGCCATTAATAGGAGTTATTAAAACAAAAGATCCAGATCTCAAAGACGTTGAAGAGCAGGATTTAATAGGCTTTAAACCTAGTAGCGAGTACGAGTTTATAATAGACGGGCAAAAGCTATATAGAGTACCAACTAATCAAATCACAATCAAATATGAACGTCAAGGAAACGAAAAAGAATATAATCCAAGCTGGGCATAGAGCAGTAGAAGAATTAATAAAAGTAGCTAAAGAAGCTATCGTTGATTCGGGAGACGATATTACTGCTGATAGATTAAAGAATGCAGCAGCAACTAAAAAGCTAGCTATTTTTGACGCTTTCGAAATACTAAACAGAATACAAGAAGAACAGAACTTACTAGACGATAAGCCGAAAGAAGAAGTTAAAAAAGAGGCTTTTAAAGGTTTTGCTGAAAAAAGATCTAGGTAATGTATAAGCAAAATCTATACAGTGTAATAACGCCAATAAAGCAAAATACTATATCTAGGCTAAATAAGTCTAGAAAATGGAAATACGGCTACAATAAAGAAAATGATGTAGTTGTAATAAGCAAGACAGGACAGATAGGTGAAGTGTACAATATACAAGGATTAAAAATAGCTTTACCTAAAGTTCCTGCTAAATTAGATAAATCAAATAACAAGTGGACAGTTGAAGAATATCCAAAAGAATTAAAACAAATACAAAGTGTTTTTGATTGGAGGGATTACCCTGATGCTTTTCATAAAAAATGGGAACCATATATAGATGAACAATTTAAACGCAGAGAAGAAGGCCATTGGTTCAATAATAAAAGTGTGGCTACTTACATTACTGGCACTCACTTTATGTACTTGCAGTGGTCCAAAATTGATGTTGGGTTCCCAGACTTTAGGGAAGCAAACAGATTATTCTTCATTTTCTGGGAGGCTTGCAAAGCCGACACCCGGGCTTATGGAATGTGTTATCTTAAAAACCGTAGATCAGGGTTCTCTTTTATGTCCTCAGCTGAGTCAGTTAACCTTGCTACAATTTCCTCGGATTCACGGTTCGGCATATTGTCCAAATCGGGTTCCGATGCTAAGAAGATGTTCACAGATAAGGTGGTACCAATTTCCGTCAACTATCCCTTCTTTTTCAAACCGATCCAAGACGGTATGGACCGCCCCAAGACCGAGCTTGCCTATAGAATACCTGCCAGTAGACTCACTAGAAAATCCATACAAAATAAACAAGATCAGGAACTCCTCGAGGGTCTCGATACCACTATCGACTGGAAGAACACGGGCGACAACTCCTACGATGGGGAGAAGCTTAAACTCCTCGTCCATGATGAATCGGGTAAATGGGAGAAGCCGGACAACATCCTCAACAACTGGAGGGTTACGAAAACAACGCTAAGATTAGGAAGCAGAATTATTGGTAAGTGTATGATGGGATCAACATCAAACGCTTTAGATAAGGGAGGTGAAAATTTCAAAAAGTTATTCAACGATTCTAATGTTTTAAAAAGAAACAGAAATGGACAAACCAAGTCAGGACTCTATTCTTTGTTCATACCTATGGAATGGAACTA